TTCGAACGCGCCGTTTCCGGCAGGGCAGAGCTTGTCAGACTCTGAGCGTTTGGGGGACCAGCCCTCGCGCTCCACAGTTTTATATCGAATTTTATGAATTTTTAGTATCAATTTTCGTGACGCACCTCTCCCGCAACGAACAATCAGTTCCACCCAATCCCCTGCGACACCCCGTTCAGACCAGTGACGGGCGCGATGCTGGAGGTAGACGGGCCGTAGACAGGCTGTTGGCCCAACTGGGTGATCAACAACTGTGCTTGCGTAACCGACGCGAGGCTCCACCCGGAGTATCCAGTCCAAAGGATCACCGGGGGCTGGATGGCCGAACCCTGCAACTGAATCGCAAAGGTAAGGAAGCCCGTAGTGCCTGAAACCCCACTCGAGATCGGAATGATCCCCGTGGTCTGGTTGATGTTCCCGACCAGGGTACAGTTCGTCAACATCGAGTTGATCTGGGCATTCGAAAGGGGCAACCCGCCACCCGCCGTCACATTCTGAAACGCCAAAAGCACCTGGAAGACACCCGTCATGAGCCCACCAAAGGTGACGCCGGTGGAACCCGGGCTGACCGTCGCGCCAGTCTGGCTCAACGTGTAACTCGTCAGTGGGCCGAGGGGGGCCGCCGCGGTGAAGGATCCAGCGCTCGCTGAGGTGTTCAGCATCATGGAGGTGACACCCGCACCAATGGGTCCACCCTGCATGAGCTTCTTGCCAAACAGCGAGTCGTAGGAAAAGTACATCTCCGCCGCGGCGGTGTTCGCCACCGACATGCCCTCCGTGAAGACCTGAATCGCCCCAAGGTCGTATGAGTTTACGGCCTGGGTAAGATTGGACGACACGGGCCCGAACCTGTTGAACAACCACGGAGTCGGCCTCTTTGACGGGTCACACTCAATCCCGAAAAGAAGCTTGTCCGTGGGACGACAGGTCCGGGCACCGTCCGACTCCGCGGCTTGTTGTTTGCTCGCGTACATCGGATCAGTCGAGTCATAGTCGATTGCCACCCCCATCGACCCGAGTGTCGCGGACGTCGACACCTCCGACGCCAGGGGAACCAGTTCGACGATCGCCCCCAGAGGCAGGTACTCCTTGAACCCCAGGGCCACAGACCCCGCCGTGTACGGACACAGCTGGGGGTTGCCCATGTTGAACCGGTAGCGAGTCGAGTTGAACGGCGTGAAGCCCCCGACCACAGTCGGGGCAGAGGTGACGAGCCCGACGTACTCGCGGTGGCGGACCCGCACCAGGTCCGCACCCGCGCCGCCGAACTCAGGGGTGAAGGTGCGCAGGAGTGGCTCCTCGGACCCGGGCTTGAACAGGGAATTCACTTTCACATCGTAATCCCCCATGCCAAACACCCGAGAGACGAAGTCCCCCGCAGCGGCACCGGCAGCCGGCATCCCCACCAGGGATCCCAAGGCTGTCCCAGCCGCAACACCCGCCCCCCTCGTGGCCATGCGTAGAGCTTGATTCAGCTGCTTCGCAAGGTCGCTCTCCACCTTCTTCTCCGCCGCCTTCTCGACCGCCACCACCTGCTTGGTGACGTTCTTCGTCTGGCCCTTGTCCTTCTTCCGCGGCACCCCGGGCACTCCCACCGTCTTCACCTTCATCTCGTAGTTGCGATTCGGAGTCAACCAGGTCCCCAGCCCAGTCGAAGTCCTCCTCGTCGTCGGGTGCTCGTTGTGTCGCAAAGTCACCACGTCTGAGGGGAGCGAGTGTGCCGATTTGTAGCTCGTCGAGTAATTCCGCGGACAAACTGACCACGGTACCCGGCGGGGCCCACACCTCGTAAGTTCCTTTCAACGCCGACCAACCGAACATACCGACAGCTGCCGGAGATGGCAGCAATAGCAAATGACAACCAACAGTGACAGAGCTACCTACGCACGAGAAGTTTTTCCTAAAAGGTAGGGGACTTCTCACCTATCACGCGGCGTCGATCCGCGCCATCTCCTGCGCGGGCGGCCAATCGACGACGGCCGGCAAACTCACCACACGGTCTAGGAGCTGCCGAAAAACCACGAGGTCCGCGTACGTTAAGCCGTACCTCGGGGTAATAACGTCCCACACCTCGTCCGAGGGTTGGTGACGCCGGGCGGCATGGAAACCCGGCTTGGGTCTGCCGCCCGTTGGCCCGCCAGCGAGTTCGAGAACCCGACGGTAATAGTCAGCGAGGAACGGAACGTGGTGGCAGTCCTGTAACCGACCGATGCACATGGAGCGCAGGGTCTGATTGCCATCATTAGCCCAATCGAGGTGCCAGCCCGAGCGCGCAAGCGCGCGCCCGATGACCGGTCCCGCGACGGGCCCATCCTCCGTGGGGTAGACGATGCAGGCACAGAAGTCGTGCTGCCACGCTGATTTCGAAACCTTGTAGGTGTACTTCTGCCCGTAGTCCAAGCTGCGCTGTTGGGCGCGTAGCCTGAAGGCTTCGGGCCCGCCTGCGTTGTCGACAACGTAGGCGGCGAGGTAGGCTTTCATGTCGTCCCCCTGGACGGCTAGCCACATTTCGATCTCCAGCGTCGCATCCATCGCGTGAATCTGGCAAGCAGCGTTGATGACGGTATCGAAGAGAGCAGTTGCATCATCTCCCGAACCCATGACATCCTTCGCCACGAACCTCACACCGGACCGCGATCTGCCTTTCACTCCAGGCTTCTCAAGGTGCTTCAACGCGCTTATCTCCAAGCGCGACAGCCGTACCCGTGAGAACAACAGGTCACGTGACTCCTTCAAGTGCCTGGCCCTGACTTTCGCGTCGAACCTCTCACCATCACCCGAGACTATGTAGGGAAGGACGCCATCAATGGTTAGAGCCTCAATCGCTACGGCCTCCCATTGTCCGAACTCCTCTGCAGTCATCTCCGCGGTGGCCAGCGGGCCCAATTCGCCATCTTCATCCCTCAACGCTCTCACGAACAACCGCTGGGCTGAGAAGACCATCGGGCCCAGGATGGCGTGCAGGGCCGCTGAGAAGGTTGTGATGCCCCGCGGGTCTTTGCCCGCGAGGAACTTCACGTAGTTCACCTCCACATCGACGCTGTGCGTCTCCCTTTTCACGAATGACCCCGACTGCAGGTCCTTTCCCGTGAAATGCCCTCTGGCCAGCACTTCTGCCCGTTCTTTCCGCGACTCCTTCGCCAGGGCGTCCGGGAACCTCGCGACCCACCGTGAGTAGTTGGTGGTCGAGGAAACCGGCGGGTCCTGAGCGATGAGGAAGCGGTAGCGGTCGAACGCTCGCGTTCGAGCCAGGGCTCGGAACGCCGCCCCCACCAAGCGGTCATCGGGCTCCGGGCCCGCGGCGGTCAGCCGCGAGACCAGGGCCTGGTGCTC